TTTTCACCCTCCTCAGCCTTCAAATTAGCAGAAACAATCACAGCTTTTACTGGATCACTAATACTAACCTCATAAATTCTGTCCCTAGCTTGCCCTAATCTTCTCCAAATTGCCCTGTTTTTGTACTTTCCTACAGCCCCAATAGTACACCAATGCTCATTAGAATAGGTAGAACCACCATCATTTGACCATCTAAGCATAGCCTGTGGATTCTGACCTTGACCAGTTTCTAAGCCAACTCCAGGCTGAAACTGTATCTGTAATTCAGCAAAATATTGCCTTTGCAAGTCTGTTACCAAATGTGGGCATCTTCTAAGTCTTCTAATGGTATTGCCTGCTTCTGTATATACAGCATTGTCTAATTGATAGATTTGACCATTTTGATAGTCTCCAACCAAATAAACATTATTGAAAATAGCACCACAATTTGATCTATGTCTATTAAATTGTTGACCATCCCAAGAAAGCCATTTATGCCACATTTCAGATGCCAAATCAAATACCCAAGTAATATTGATAGTTGGAAATGTAACCACATAAAACTCATGACCATCTAGCTGATATGTATAAGCAATAGCATCTGCTATGTATTGGTTCATTAGGGTCTGTTCTACAGCATGGGTACTGATTCTTTTAAAAGAATAGCCTTGCATGACTCCAATGATATTTTGACCCCTATAGTCTTGGCTGACAAAGGCAAATTGCTCACCAAATCTGGCTACTGAGAAAGGAGCGGCAATCCCATGCTGTACAGATGTTCCAGTTACCCTTTGAAAAGGAAAACTAATAATGCCAGGAATTACATTTCCAACATCTGTCCACATTTCTGCTGTAAATTCTCCAAGCAAAAATACTTGCCTATGGTCAACAATAAGTGAAACAAGTGGATCAGGAGCACCATCTTTTGTACCATAATAAGCATTGCCAGAGGTTGCCAAACCTAAATCAGTGGCCGCCCAATTTTGAGTTCCAGGTTGATTGTAAATAATGTAATTATCAACTACATCACAAACATTAGCTCCAGTCCACGGCCCATCTGTTGTAGGCAAAGTATTAAATAAATTTGAAGATGCTACCCAATAATATCTATTTACACCATCCACAATATAAGCATTTAAACCTGTATTGCTCATAATATTGTCTGTTATAGAAACATATCCAGTTGAAGTGGTTAATGTCCCTATTTGAGTTGAGACATAACCATTTGAATAAATAACAGAATAAACAATATTACCAACAACTACAATTAAATATTTACCACCAGAAAGAGTCCTCATGCCTCTAACTGGAGCATTATTAAGTTGTAAGATGCTAGTTAACCCTGGAGTTGGATATAAAGCAACTACACCTCTACTTCCAGGAGGCTTTAAAGGATCAATCTCTGGATAGAAATTAATGCACTCTTGTGCTTCTTGGTAGATGGAGGCCGCTTCATAGGAGGGGCCGACAAAGCCAAAATCAGCCATTATCTAAAGAACCCCCCAGAAAGTATCCAGCCTGCATCCTTTTGTCTTCCAACCAAAAGTGAGTCTGCATAAGTAGAAACAATTGCTGGGTTCATGTTTGTCCTTTTTACTGTGGACTTGCCTTGAGCCGCAAACTTCATAATCATCTGAATCTGTGTTGGTGAGGCTTTGCCATACATAGGCATTAGTCTTTCAGCCAGACACCATCTCAAAGCCATGTTATAGCCTTGTGGAAGATTGATATTGTCAAATTGGGTTGTAAATCTTTGAAACAATTGGTCAACAAAGATATGCATTTCTCCCTGGCTGGGGTTCGGCCAAAGGTAAACATTTCCCAGTGTTTCTGTGGGTTCATAGTACACAGCCTTCGGCCACGGCCCATTTAATGTCTTCAGGCCAATCATCTGATATTGCTCAACATTAAGAACAGACACAGGATAATCCAAACCACCATTTGTAATGGGCTGACCATTTGAATAAGTATTAATCCTGACAAAAGCTGAATTAAACCTTAATGGTCTTTGGTAATATGAATTAATGGTTTCACTTGTTATAGGACTTGTATAAGTCTTGTTAAGCAAATAAGTGCCTGCCTCATTCACATTGTTCCCAGCTCCTGTTAGCATTTGAACAATAGTAGTACCTGATGTAATGCCAGTTCCACTAAGAGTTTGACCAAGAGAAATGCCCCCAGACTGAATAGAAGTAATAGTGAGAACATTACCAGTAATGCTTCCAGTAAAGATAGCACCAATTTGACCACCTGGGCCGATGGTGTACTGAGTTTGTCCAGAAACAACAGGGAATATAATTTCATTTTTGTAAAACACCATCATGTCTTCATTAGACCATTGGTCTAACATATCTTGCAACATATCAAAAGCATCTTGACTTGCCTCTGCTGTAGGTGTTTCACCAGCCTCTAAAGCACCAATGTCTTTTAATGCTCTACTAATTATGTCATTTGGTGTTGTCATTTTAAACCTTTAAGCATAACTTACTTCAATTAAAGAAGTAACAGGAGGAGCTTGAGTAAATGTTAGAGTAGTTCCAGAAATAGAATAAGTATTTTTATTTTGATAAATTCCATTAATATATACATTTGTTAAATTTATACTAGAGGGAGTAATTGATAAAGTAAAATTAATAGTTGATCCATCCCCAGTAAATCTTGTTATTTGTGGAATTGCTCCTACAATACTACTGATATTGTCATAAGTGCCAAGGGTTACTCCAGTAGAAGTTTGCAATACAAATTTATATAGCAATACTTGTGTTAACCAAATTTCGCCACTAGGAACTCTACCACTTGAATCTAAAACAATAGGATTTGCTTGTGCAATTGATCCACTATTTGAAGTGTAAGTTGCTTGTGGAGTTGTTGTCCCTGCGGCATAAGTGTAAATTAAACCACCAGATAAAGGAACACCATTATTATCAAAAAATTGTGCTCCTGCACCACCAAATGATGATAAATAAACACTCATAATAATTCCTTGTTAATCATAATTTATTTTATGTTGTAGATTCAATATGAACAGTTTGTGCATTTTTGTAAGCATCAATAACTGCTTGGGTTTGCACAACTTGACATACAGCAATAATTTTAGAATCTTTTTGGCTGTAATCATCTCCAGGATTGATATATTCCCCAGCCACAGCTTCTTGAATGACTTTGTTAGTTGAATCTGTGTATGTGTTGATATAACGCACTGCAACAATACCATTGGCATCAGCAGATATGTTTGCAACAGTTTGTGTCATAGTTACTGTTTGAGTGGTCATAATGTTCCTTTTTTAAATTTGTAAATTAATTAGTTCTACTTCATATTGAGAAACAGTGGTTATGTTTCTGTTTGATGCACCTGTGTTATTGCACCAAAAACTAATTTTGTCCCCAACAACACAATTCAAATAACCAGTAAAAGAAAAATTTTCAGCTCCTGTTGTTTGTTTAACGCAAACACTAGTTAAATAAAGTGTAATTGGTGCGCCATTTAAATAAACCAAAATGTTGAATGTTTGACCAACTGTAGAATCTTGAATTGTAGTATTTAGATTTACTCTATATGTTCCTTTTGCAGCACACAAAAACCAATAATTTGTTGTGTCCCAAAGACCTGAACTATTAACAACAGTATTATTTAAAGCCAATTGGGTTGTTGCGCCACTATTGATTGTTTGCGATGTTCCTAATGTTGCAACAGCAAGATGTTTATTCATCTGTTGTCCAGCAGAAACTAATGGATTATCAACTTTCCAATTTATGTTACCTGTACCAGATTTGTATAAAAATGTATAAGCTGACCCAAGATTCCAAATATTGTCTACAACTGTTAGACCATTTGTGTTTTCAGCATAAATACAATATGTTGGGTTATTTGCATTTGTTGTATAAAACTGGTTGTCTTTTATGAGTATTCCTTGAATTGCCCCATAATTTCCAGTAACTCTAATGTTAGATGAACCTGTTTGATTGTTGCCATTTTCTTCAAACCAGTTATTTAAAATTCTATGGTTTACATAACTATTAGCGTTTCCACTTAAATAATTAATGTAAATTGTGTGTAATGATGAATTGCTTTGTATTACATTGCGTTCAAATGTAAAACCTTCACAGTCTTGTAAATAAATTGATGCTACTGAACTACTACCCCCAGTAATAAATTCATTTTCAGTAAACCAACAAGTTGTTGCAAATTGTCCAGAACCAATTGCATCTGCATAAACATGATATAAATTTGCTGCAAAATAATTGTTTTTAAAAGATAAGCCATAACAAGCCGTACCTTCAAGTTGAACTCCTCTGTTGAAACTAAACACATTGCAACGAATCATGCTGTGTCGCAAAGTATTGTAATATTGAACACCAATAGAACTTGTAATAGTATTGCTTCCATACAAACTCAAGTCTTGAATATGGTTGTTCCCTCCAGCACAATATATTAAAGAAGCTGAACCTGTGTAATTAATAATAGAAGCATAAGAACCAACACCTTCTAAAGATATATTACCAATAGACAAAGTGCTTGTTACTTTGTAACTTCCTTCAGGAAAATAAACAATTCCTCTACCTGTTCCTGCTGGTTGATTTTGAGCATATGAAATAGCAGCTTGAATTGCAGAAGTGCTATCAGTTCCAGTACCAGTATCTCTGTTGTAATCACCTACAGCACCAAAATCTAGGACGTTAACCACAGCACCAGAAATCATTGAGTAAGTTGCTTTTGTTAAACTCATTTTTAATCCTTAAACAAAATATGTCATTTGAAAATAAATTGTTGTTGTAGCAATTATTGCTCCCCCAGCATAAAGGTAAGTAGTTGTTGGGTTATTAAAAACAAAATATACAGAGGTTTGTGCGGCATTACTTGCATTTCCAATTGTGTATGCAGAACCTGCTGTAAAAGGCAAATTTGTTGTCAAAACTGCTCCAGCATTAGCCGCCACAGATGTTGAACCAACAAGAGTTCCAGTTACAGTTACTTCCCTACCAATTCTTGTGTAATAACCAGTTGAACTAAAAGACCCAACTAAAGCAAGACCACTTCCTTGATTTGGTGTCCAAGTGCCTTCTTCATACCAATTTAGCAATTGGCTTGTCATACCAGCTTTAGGAGTGTTGGCAGTAAAGTTAATGCCTTTAGAGGCTGTGCCAGGAACTAAATTTCCTGTAAATCCTACGTTTGTGCCATCAAAAGTAAAAGCTGATGAAGTTGCTAAAGTAGTTGTGTTACTTGCATAAACAACACCATTTGCAGTAAATGAAGTAAGTCCAGTACCACCATATCCTGTGCCAATTGTTGACCCTGCCCATGCACCAGCATGACTTGTTGCAGTCAAAGTACCTGTGCTTGGTACAAAACTTAATTTAGTGCTAGATGTTGTCTGAGGTAAATTACCAGTTGTTGCACTAACAATTGTTGGATACCAAGTAGCACTTGAACTTGTATTATCTGTGATTGCTGTGTTTGTGGCATTTGTTGCTGTTCCAACAGATAAAGTAGATTGAGCTACCCAAGTTGGAGCAGAACCATTAGACTGCAAAACATATCCACTTGTTCCAATACCTAATTTAGATAGAGCAGAACCAGATGAATAATAAGGCAAATCTCCTGCTGTATAGCTAGTTAATCCTGTTCCTCCAGCAGTTGTTGGAGTTGTCTTCCAACCAATTACTTGAATTGCTGATGAGCCATCTTTATAAAATAACTTTCCATCAGCATAATTAATGGCTAACTCACCACTTGCCAAATTACTAGCAGATGGAACATTAGTGGTAGTACCACTGTTATACAGTATTATGGGAGTGTAATTAGTCTGAGCCATTTTTAGATATTAGGTGTAAAAACTTGAGGCATCCAAGGAGGAATTACAGCTTGCTTTTCCAAAGATTTTAACTGTTCTTGCAGTCTTGAGGTAATAATATTTACCCCATCTTTTATGGTTTCAGCCTCAATCCACTGAGCTACCATTTGTTCAGTTACTTGCTCAAAAGGCACTTTAATCTCTGGATTTTGAAACCACCAATTACCCTCTGTTTCTACCTTTTTTTCATCTTCAGTAGCAGTTACAAAGTATTTAGCATGGGTAATTAGCCCATTTTCAGAAGAAATTTCTAATATTTTCCATGTGATTTCCATTAGAAAGCACCTCCATTAAGTCCATTTGTGATACATCCAGTGCTAGGGTAATAGGTTAATTTGGTTGAACTGGTGTACTCAGTTGTCAAATTTCCACTGGTTTGATTAGCAAAAAGCAAATATCTAGTGCCTGCTGTGGTTGTGTCATCAGTCACAGTTGCATAGGCAGTTGGAGTTGTCCAACTAGGTGCAGATGCTCCATTGCTAGTCAAAACTTGCCCAGTTGTGCCATTTGCCAAGAAAGCAGTTGCTCCTGCCCCACTTTGGTAAACAATATTGCTTGCCACACCTCCAGCCAAATTAGTAGCAGTTCCTACTGCCAGACTAGACTGAGCTGTGTATTGAGGAGCAGATGCCCCAGCAGTTAACACATATCCTGAAGTACCAAGACCTAGAAAGCTAGTAGCTCCTGAGCCAGTTTGGTAAGGAATTGCTCCTGCTGTGCCACTAGCAATATTGGTTGCAGTTCCAACTGTTAAGCTAGAAGTTGTTACCCAAATAGGAGCAGAAACTGCCCCCAAAGTCATCAATAATGATCCAGATGTGCCAGGACTTAGATAGCCTGTAGTGGCTGATCCAGACTGATAAGGCAAGGAATACTGGGTTGTTCCAGCCAAGTTACTTGCTGTTGTGGCTGTACTGGCATTGCCTGTGGTGTTTTGGTTGAAAGTCGGCCAAGTGAATGTCCCTGTTGAAAAATTCCCAGACTGAGGAGTTCCTAGTATTGGGGTCACAAAAGTAGGTGATGTAGCCAATGCTACAACTGTCCCAGAGCCTGTGGTTGAGTAACTTGTACCCCAAGCACTGCCAGTGGAATTTGGTATGCCTGCACCTGGATAAACCATTGTGCTAGAGGCATTTATTGTGATTGCACTTGAGCCATTATAAGTAGTGCCAGAGCTAAATGTAATGTTAGTTCCAGCAGTCAAGTTAGCCAAATTAGAGCCAAGTGAAACTCCTGAAATTGTGGAGTTTGTAAGTCCAGAATTAGGAATGGTTGCATTAATTTGGCTAGGTGCAATACTGATTGTGGTATTGGTTACAGATGAAATTTGACCAGATGCATTTGTAACAAATACTGGAACACTAGAGGCAGAGCCATAAGTGCCTGCTGTGCCAACTGGAGTAATGCTAAATTGATAGCTTGAAAGAGTTAGTCCAGTTCCTGCTGTGTATGTAGCATTATTACTGAACTGAGTAAATGTTATTGGAGTTGTTCCAAGAGTTCCATTTTGAGGAATTGTGCTAACCCAAGCTGATCCAGATTGGCTTGTTCCATTTTCCACAAACAGAAATGCAGCCACCAACTCAGCATAAGTATTAGCATCACTTGATCTAACCCAAGCACTTGCAGATGCTATATAAATACCATTATTAACCTGAGTACTCTGGTTTTTAACCAAAACCCTATCACCAACTAATGTTGTGTAGCCATCAATTGTCTGTAATCCAGATAAAGTAATATTTGCAGTAGTTGCTACTTGAGCTGGTTGCTTAAATGATAAGCCTTGAATATAAGCATCAACATAGCTTTTATTAACCAAGTCTGTGGGATTGCTTGGAGTTGTGCTAATTGATCCTGTTGTGGTACTGATATTGGTAAAAGCACCTGAAGATGGTGTAACTAACCCAATGCTTGTGCTATTTATTGTGCTATTTGTAATTGTCAGACCACTCTGAACTGGGTTCAAAGTAGCATAAAAAGGCTGTCCTTGCCCTATAAAAGTGTTAAAACTACCATCTAAATTGAAATATGCCTGAACTGGCAGGATATTTTGGTCAGATGTTAGGGCAGGAGCACTCATAATTAATATGCAGTGCAAGTCATGACAATGACATCACCAGCAGACATATTTGTTGCAAGTCCAGTTGTAATTCCATAACCAGTCATTGTGACTGATGTAGTAGTACTAGATGTTTGTTGCAAAAATATGCCTGAACCATTGGTAACATCATTAGCAATGCACATCCAACCATTTGGAGCTGGAGGGAGTGTGAGAGTCCCAGATGCTGCTCCCCCTGCCCCCACAGTCACAGCAAAACAATTTGGACTTACTCCCTTAATTGTGGGTGAAGTACCAAATCCACTTGCTATAACTGGCTGAGTAGAGAAAGTAGTAACAGGAATAGTGTTAGTTGTATTTGTAAAAGCTACTTGGTTTGTCATGATTGATCTGCCACAGGCATTACATATAAAGTATTTGCTGTTCCAATTGCACTCAGATTAAATCCATTAGCAGGCACTGCAATCACAGTAGGCTGAGACATGGAAATACCAAGCACAAATGATGTGCTAGTGTTTCCTGCTGTAGGCAATACTGCTGGTGTAGGTGTAATGCTGGTAGGATTTAAAGGAGAAATTGAAATAGCAATAGGTGTAGAGCCAGTATTCAAAAATGCACAGTAGTTAATCTGGTCATTGCCAACTGGGACAATGCTCAAAGAACTACTTGCAGTTGTTGTTACTGCCACAGCATAGGTTTGACCTATGGGTCTGTAAACACTGGTATTTGCCATGATTAGACTGCATTAACAGGTATTGGACCATCACTTCTGAGAACTTCAATTAGATATGAACCTGATGCTGGAGTTGCTGAAGACCCAGATGTGTTCACAAATTGAATTGTCAAAGTGTTTGTAGCAGAAACATAGTCATTTGCAATTGCAATTCCTGCTGTTTGAGCACCACCATTGTATGAAACATTGGTAACATCAGTTGTCAAAAGACCAGGAACTGTGAAACTTTGTGATGCTGATGTACCAGTTACTGCTGATGGTGTGAGTGAGGGATTTGCTAAGAAATATGCATTTACATTTCCACGCAATATTGTGGTTGAGGGCATGATTTTTCCTTTAAGATTATTAAATTGTACTGTTTAAAAAAGAAAAAGCTACCCCTTTTGGGAGTAGCCCTTTCAATTTATTTAGCTTTTTTAGCTAAAGTCATAACCATAAACATATACATCTCCTGTGCCATTTGCTCCAGAGGCAACTGTTACATCAACATATAAAGTTTGGTTGTTATAAGCCAAGCTAGTTGAGCTAGAGTCAACATAAGCTGTGCCTAAAACTGCTGTTGACAATGCAGAGATTTGTGCAGTTGTCAAAGCACCAAACAAGCTAGATGGTGATCCAGCATTTGTGGTTGTGATGCCAAGAGCTGTTGATGTTGACAATGAAACTACAGAGCCTGCATTGTTTACATTGGTAACAATCATTTCTTTTGGCAAATAAGCAGTT